GCCAACGACGCCTCCGGCTACGTCGTAGACCTCGGCGCCGGCGACGGCGCGCTGCTCTCGCTGCTGGACTACGGGCTCAAGAACGTCTCCTACGGCTACGAGATCATCCACGCCGACGCCGAGTACGCCCGGCGCGTGCGCGGCGTGACCGTCTACGAACGCAACGTCTCGGCCACCCTCGACGAAACTCCGCTCGGCCCGGTGGTCGTGCTGACCGAGGTGCTCGAGCACTTGGCCGACCCGCACGGCTTCCTCGCCAAGCTCGCCCAGCGCGACACCGTGAAGTTCGTGGTGGCCAGCTCGCCCTGGAACGAGACGCCGGTGCGGCACGAGTGGAACCACGCCTGGGCCTGGGACGCCGAGGGGTACGCGAAGCTCTTCGAAGGCGCGGGATTCGAAGCCCGGCAGTACCACCGCGTCGAGTGGTCCCAGGTCTGCCTGTTCGAGGTCGTGCGCGACGACGAGGTGGAAGCCGACGCGGCCGAGATGGCGCAGGCAATCGCCACGAGCGGCATGCTGGAGAAGCTGTGAAGCTGCAGCCGGGCATCACCGTCGTCACACCCACCATCCCGCCGCGGGCGATCATCCAAGCCGCGCAGCGGGAAAGCGTGCTGGCTTCGATGAAGTACCTCGCCGACCGGCGCGGTGAGTTCCCGTCGCTGCCGGGCGCGCTGCTGCGCTATCTCGCGGTGCCGGACCTGGGCCACGCCGGGGCGGCGAAGACTCGGCACGCCGGGCTGATGCAGGTGGACACCGAGTGGGTGGCGTTCTTCGACGACGACGACAAGATGCTGCCCCAGCATCTCTACGCCCTCTTCTCGGCCGCGCTCGAGCACGACGCGGACTACGTCTGGTCGCGGTTCCAGATCTGCTACCCCGGCGGTGAGCGGCTCGACGGGCCGGCGTTCCTGGGGGAGAAGGCGTTCAGCCAGTGGAACGACGACGATCCGTGCCAGACCACCATCACGACGCTGGTGCGCACCGAGCTGGCGCGCGAGGCCGGCGGGTTCGCGCAGTTCGAGGAGGACGGCCGGGAAGTCGACGGGCAGCGCCGCGGTGAGGACCACGAGTTCACGATGCGCTGCCGGAAAGCCGGGGGCGTGTTCCGGCACGTGCCGGAGGTGACGTGGCTCTGGCACCACTGGGGCTTCGGCCAGCCGGGCACGCCGGGCAACACGAGCGGGATGCCGGATCGCTGGTAGCCGGGGGTTGTGCGAGTTGTGCTAGGTGTGCCATACTGGTTCCACCAGCGAGGCAGACCAGTGGAGGACCAGTGAACCAGCTCATCGACACCGGCACCCAGCTCTACCCGGCCGAGCGGCTCGCCCAGATGTCAGACGCCACGCTGGAGAGCGTGCTGCGCTTCGCTCAGGTCGACGCCGCCAACGCGTGGGTGATCTACGAGGGCATGACCCGGAACGCCACGGCCGCCACTGCGCAGCGCACCGTCGACGACATCACGGCCGAGCTGCGTCGCCGGGCGGTCTGCTTCTGGACGTCGAGCAACCTCGCATTCCTGTGACCGAGCCGCCGGAACCCCGCCGCCCCGAGGAGGGTGGCGGGGCCGAGGACTACGACGCGGCGTGGGACGACATCGGGCCGGACGACCTGCTCGACGGCCTTGAAGACGACGCGCTGCTGGACACGATCCGCGACGGCGTACGCGGCGACCTCGGCACGGACGCGCTGACCGAGCTGCTGGCCTGGATCCGCGACCAGCCTGATGAACACGACCCCCGCGGGCTGCACCTGCCCAACCTCGGCCGCGCCGAGCAGGGCGAGAACGTCCTCGAGCCGCCCGGCCCGAGGCAGACCAGTGAAAGGATCACACCAACCATGCTGTCCGAGAGCATCGCCAGACTTCAGCAGGCCGCCCAGGACACCAGCGCCTCGGGTCCCCTGCAAAAGGCCAAGAACAGCCTGGACGCTGACGTCCTGGGCAAGCTGATGCAGGCCGTGGAACGCATCGCCGAAATGGTCGGCGGGTGCGTGCAGGCCGCGGAAGGCGCCGCGTCCGGCGTGGCCGAAATCCAGAGCGCTGGCGAGCACGCGGCGGGTGCCGTGGAAGACGCGATCGAGGCCGTGCAGGCAGCAGCGGTGGCCGTGGATCAGGCGACGCAGCACGAGCACACGTTCCGTACGACGGTCGGCAACGTCGCGCAGAGCCTCGCGCGCTGAAAAGGTAGGCGGAGGCGCTCTCCGAGCTGGCAGGACACCGAGGCGAACCCGCTGTCCCTGCTCTCGGCATACCGGCGTAACCCGGGACCGTTCGCCCGGCCGGGCCCACCGCCAGCGCCACCCCTCCCGCTGCGGTTCGTGTGCAAGGTCTGCGCCCACGACGTCAAGCCGGACGACACACGATGCGGCTGGTGCGGCGCAGCGATATGGGCGGCAGATAAGTGAACGAAGGCCCCTCCCGACTTCTCTCCGGGAGGGGCCTTCGTCGTGTCCTGGCAGGCCGTGCGGCGCCTTGCGTGTCGGGGCTCGAACCCGGATCAGGACGTCTTGTTGCGCGGCCCGAACAGCACCGTCAGCAGCCCCACCGCCGCGGTGATGCCCGCGTTCGCCCACGGCGGCAGGTGGTTGACCCCCGCGCCCTCGAGCCACCCCAGCACGCCCGTGGTGCCCAGCGTGGTGATGGCGGTGGCGATGAGCTTGGCGTAGCCGGCGAGTCGAGTGGGCCAGCCGGACGGTGTCGCTGCCGGGTAGCGCTCCTCCGGCGGCACATCCGCGCCGTTCCACTCCGCCGGGCTCACGCCGCGAGCCGATCGTGGAGGACGTCGGCGAGCTTCTGCGCCAGCGCGCCCTCGTCGACGTCGGCGAGCTTCGGCAGGTCCGGCTTCAACCCGGCGATGACGGCGGCCGCGAGGTCGGCGACCGGCACGCTCTGCTGCTTGGCCACCTGCAGGCTCAGCGTGGCCAGTCGCTTGCCGAGTTCCTCGCCCCACCCGACCACGTTGGCCAGGCACTGTTCCACCGAGTACGTCGGCGGGTTGTGGCCTGCCCACAACCGCACCGTGTCGGACAACTGCATGTCGTCTTCCTCTCCACTGGTCAGCGCCGCGAGGGCGGCCGCGCACGCGGCTTCGTCGCGCACGATCTCGAAGTGCATCCCGTCTTTTCTGCCCGAGTAGTCCCCGCCCCAGCGCACGCACCCCTGCGTCCGGCCGACGATGGCGTGGATCGCGTCGATTTCCGCCTTGCTGAAGTTCGCCGGGGGGTCGGTGGCGAGCGGGTGCGACGTCGCGTTGAGGTCGATCGCCGTGCCGGACGCATGGTTGGACAGCTCGGTCCCGCCGCGGATCGGGCGCTCGGCGTAGCCCCAGTCGTCGAGGATTCCCTGCTCGATGTCCTCGACCAGCTTGTCGAACTGGCCGGCGACCCAGAGCAGCAGGTCCCCGGCGGGGCCGTTGCGCACGGTCAAACGCCGCGTGGTGCCGGGCACGAGCCGGCTGGACACCTTGCCCGGGTCGTTGGCGGTGTATCCGTTCTGGCTGACTGCCATGGGGCCTCCACTGGTCTGCGCTGCTCAGCGTACCTCTACGGCGGTGACGCGCCTACGCTTCGCCCAGCGCAGCCCGCGCTCGAAGATCAGCCAGCGCCACACCACGATCCCGGTGAGGATCCAGAACAGGCCGCCGCGGATCAGGTTGAACGGGGTGAGGTCCACGCCGGGCGCGTTGGCCGGGTCCATCAGGTACCGGACGGCGTAGAGGGCGTAGAAGACCCAGACGATCCCGGAGAACGCCACGACGTGCGCGCGGTGTTCCTCGCGGTACCAGCCGGGCACCTTGAGCATGTAGCGGACGAGGAAGATCGCGCCGGCCAGCGTGCCGACAGCCAGCGCGATCGCGTTGCTCCAGAAGAGAGCGCTCATGGCTTGTACCCTCTCGGTTCGAGAGCGGCCGCCATCCGCTCGCCAAAATGGTTCTTCTCCAGCTCGGCGCGGATCGCCGGGCCGAGACGCTCCGCCCGCCGCCGCGCCGCGCGGGCCTCGGTGCGCTGCTGGATCGCTTCCGCTCTGCGGTCGTCCAGGTCGTCCGTCTCTGCGGTCACCCGGGCGCGCTCGGTGTTCGCCGCCGACTTGCGCCCCAGCCACCTCTGGACGAACCTGATCATGTCCCGCTCCCATCCGGCGGAGTGACCGGCAACGCAGCCAGGAGACGTTTCACGCCCTCGCCCACACCATGGAACTCGTGGTTGGCGATCTTGTAATCGATGATCGTTTCGCGCTGCCGTTCGATCGTGTCGTTCTGCTTGTCGATCACGGCCTGCATCCGCGCCTTCTCGGCCGCGTGCCGGTCCGACCGCCTGAGCATGACGGTGACGAGTACCGGAACGCAAATGGCGAGCAGCCCGACCGCGACCCCGAGCAAGGCGATCCACCGATCGGGCGTCACGGTCGGGATCTTCCGAACATCTGTGCAGTGTAGATCACTGGTCGCCCGCGATGATGTCGTAGAAAGCCCTGCTCACACCCCGGCTCATCCGCGGGAACACGTCGACCGTGCCGTTGCCGTTGGCGGTGATCAGCCACTCCAGATAGGTGAACTGGCTGGAGATGTAGGGCTCGGGTACCGCGATGACCTTGCGGATCGTGCTGTTCGCCACGACCCCGGTCGCCGTGCTGGACTGCACCGCGGCGATCGAGCCGTCGGAGTGGCGCAGCTGGAGCTGGAGGGTGAGGGAGGTGATGGTGCCAGTGAAGTTGCGGACCAGGATCGAGGACCAGAGCGCGGCGTTGTAGAAGAAGCTCTGGGCCTGGCAGCACACCTGCGGGACGCCGGCGACGTAGTTGAGCCCGGCGATCGGGTACATCGTGTAGTCCAGCAGCGGTTCGACGAACCCGTACCCGGCCACGCCGTCGGTGCCGAAGAGGATGTTGTTCGCCTGGTCGCGGAAACGCAGCTGCTCCAGCTCGGGCGGGTTGAGGTTCGGGTTACCCGGCCCGATCTGGAACGCTTCCCGGCCGGTCGAGGGCCAGTAGAGCGTGCTCTTGCGGACCCCGTCGTCGCGGTTGCGGCCGAAGCTGAACGCGAGCTGGCCGTTGTCGTAGAGGCCGCGGAAGGTGCCGCCCTGGCCCACGGTGGCGTTGGTCATGTCCCGGCCGAGCAGCTCGGCGACCTGGGCCTCGAGGCGGGCGATCCGGGCGTTCGAGTCGCGTTCGCGGGGCGGGACCTGCCCGGGGCGTGTCGGATCGACCATCAGGACTCCACTCTTCCCAGCAGCTGGCACGTCAGCTGCGCGGTCGTCTCGTCCGCACCGCTACCGATGTCGAGGATGCGGGAGGCGAAGGTACCCGCGCCGAGGCGGGGGTGGGGCTGGTTGGCGGGGTAGACGGCCACGCAGTTGTCGCCGGTGTCGACTTCGGCCAGGGCGGGGCTGCCGGTCTGGAAGCCTTCGCCGTTGTCGCCGGCGACCCGGACGGTGTGGGTGATGGTGGGCGCGGCGCTCTGGCCGCCGGCGACGGTGGCCGCGGCCCAGGCGTTGAGCGTGGCCACGTTGGAGGCCGAGGTGTGGTCGTTGCCGACGTTCTCCAGGACCATCTCCGCCGGCGCGCCGCCGATGGGCCGGTCGGCGAACCCGATGACCAGGTCCCGGTTCATGCCGTTGCCGCGCTCGAAGTCGCGGGTGATGCGGTAGGCGCCGTCGGTGTCGAATGCGGTGTTGACCAGGGCTTTGCGGTACTCCCAGTACCGGGCGAAGGTGAGGTTGCCCAGGAAGGGCGTGCCCAGGCGTAGCCGCCAGCGGATGTACTGCTTGCTGGTGGTGTCGACGAACTCGGGCGCGAACTCGAACTCCGAGCCGCCGTCGACCTGGGACAGCTCGAGGAACCGCTGCCCGAGGCTGGCCAGCTCGTAGCCGGGGTATTCGCGCTGGGCGTCGCCGGCGATGTCGTCGGGGAAGACGATGGGCAGCTCACGCCCGGGCGTGGAAATGTCTTGCTGGATGAGGCGCTTGCCGATGGTGTGCAGGGAGAGGTTCTGGTTGCCGGCAGGCACGGTGCCGCCGATGACGGGGGTGTAGCCGGTCGGGCCGAACACGGTGTCGGCGTCGGTGCCGGTGACCGTGCCCAGCGTCGCGCGGCCGGGGTTGGTCAGGACGCGCTTGTCGGTGAAGAGCTTGAGCAGGCCGCCGCCGCCGAAGGTGGTCGACACCCCGCCGTCGTAGGACTCGGTGACCAGGGGGCCGGCCTGCCAGATCTTGGTGCCCTGGCACACCGCCCAGCTCCAGAGCCACGGGTCCGTGACGCCGCCGAGGACTTCGAGCGAGATGTCGTCGGAGCCCAGGGGCACGGTGACGCGCCAGTCGCCGGCGGCGATGATGCCGCGGGACCAGCTGGGCGTGCCGAGGTAGGGGATGGTGGCGGCCACGCGGCCGGTGCGCGTTTCGAACGCCCGGATCTCGATCGGGTCCAGCCGGGCCACGGGGCGGTCCAGCACGCCGGCGGATGGCGCGGCCAGCGCCTGCGCGGTGGCCAGTAACGGGCTGCTCATGCGCCCATCCAGGCGGCTTGCAGGCCGGTGATGTCGTCGCCGCCGGACTCGTGGGTGACGTTGCCGCCGGCGTCGGAGTAGGCGTAGCAGCGGAATTGGGTGCCCGCGGCCAGGTACTTCGAGCAGGTGGCTTGGGTGTTGAGGTTGGCGGCGGTGGAGTCCTTGCCCCACACGTTGGTGGTGCCGGTGCCGACGATGAACGCGTACTTGTTGCCCGAGACCGAGGAGTAGCGCGCGGAAAAGGTGAGGTTCCACCAGCCGGCGATCTGGACGGTGAAGACGCCGGCGACGTGCGTGATACCGACCAGGGCCTTGTTGACCACGGTCATGTTGGTGACCAGGGTCGGGGTGGCGATGGCGAGGTCGGCGGCGATCTCGACGTCGCACCCGGGGGTGACATCGTAGGGGATGTCCCAGGCGCCGGAGGTGTAGCAGATGACGCGCTTGAGGCCCTTGTGGTAGACCATCCCGCCCTCGACGGCGAGCTCGCCGGGGATGCCGGCGATGGTCGAGTAGGCGTGGATGCCGAGGCGGGACCAGCGGGAGCCGAGCCAGACTTCGGGGCCGGAGTAGCTGGAGAACCGGGTCTCGCCGATGACGTAGCCGGGGTCGGCCGCGGTTTCGCCACCGAGGATGGTGCGGAATCCGTTGTGGATCGAGGTCGAGACGCGCTTGTTCGTGATCTCGCCGGCGGCGATGGCGTTGTCGTTGGTGGCGCGCAGCACGTCGGCGAGCTTGAGCATGCCCGCGGGGGTGGCGGGCACGGCGGGCGTACCGGACACGAGTCCGGATACGACAACGAACTCGGGGCCGTGCGCGGCGTCTCCGCCGAAGGCGCCCTTGTCGTAGGCCGAGGCGCAGACGATGTCGTAGCGGCTGTTGACGCCGGACGCCGCGGGCATCGCGACGGTCTGGTCCGCCTCGTTGATGAACTGGTAGGCGCCCTGGCCGGTGCGGGGGATGACGGCCATGCCGCGCTTGACGATGACGGTCTGGTCCGGGCTGGCCTGGGGGAGCACGGCGAGATCGTCGGCGGCCGCGGACCGGATCAGCACACCCGGGCGCGGGGTGAAGCCGTCAGAGCCGGCGAGGAAGGTGGGGCCGATCATGCCGACGCGGATGTCGCGCGCAGAGTTGCGGCCGACGACGTACTGGCCGGAGCCGTTGTTGTCGTTGATCGGGATGAGGTCACCCGACGTGACTGCTACCATGAGTGACTACTCCCTACTAGTTGTAAGCGTCGGACCACTGGGCGAGCATCGTCGCGGTGTCCGCGGGCCCGCCGGCGGAGAACTGGACAGAAGTGGCCGAGCGGGGGGCGATCTCGAACAGCTCAAAGCGGCTGAACAGACCGCGCACCGGAACGCCGTTGAGCAGCGCCAGCCCGGTGCCGGTGTTGACGGTGAGGACGTCGCCGGGCACGAGCATCCCGGCGTAGGCGATGGTCTCGCCGGTGTCGAGGCGGGCGACGGCGGGTTGCGGGAGCGTGCCCGTCGACGGCGCGGTGAAGGTGAAGAGGATGGGCGCGGCCGCGGTGCCGTCGTTGTCCAGGCCGATGGTCGATCCGGTGCCGGAGCTGGCCTGCCAGACCACGCCGGTGATCGACGGCCCCGGGCCGCCCCACTCGACGCCCGTCGCGCTGGGGCCGGGCCCGTCCCACCGGACGCCCTGGACGCTGGCCTGCGCCAGCATGGCCTGGGCGCTCTTGACCTCGGTGGAGTACTTGCGCCCGTCGGCGGCCACCAGCTGGATGTTGAACGCGCACGTCAACCCGTCCGGCATGGGTGTGATGGCCGGCTCACTGGTGAGCTCCGCGAACAGCGTCAGCGCGCGGGCGCGTGTGGTCTTGGTGAGGGTGTAGAGCGTCTGCGGGTCCAGGCACACCCCGGCGATCGTGACCATGAGGTCTTCGCGGTCGAGGCGGCTGGCCGCCCGGGCGAGGCCGTCGAGCTCAACGACGCGGGGGCCCCGGTAGTTCGAGGCGCGGTAGCTGCCGTTGCCGTTGGGCCGGTCGGTGAGGCGGGGGCGCGGGGGCAGGCCGGAGTCCCAGCCGCGGGCGGTCTTGACGTGGAAGGAGTACCCGCGGGAGTCCGGGCCGGTGTTGAACGAGAGCCCGTCGAGCTCCCAGGTGTCGCCGATCGCCACGAGCGTCACGACTCACCGCCCCCTCAGGAAGATCTTGCGCGCGACGATTTCGGCGATGAGGTCGTAGTCCATCGTCGCGGGCGGCTGGATGGTGATGGGGGTGCTCGGGCCTGACTCCCGGACCGCGGCCGCGACGGCGGCGGGGATGGCGCGCACCACCGCGGTCTGCTGGGCCACGTAGCCCTGCAGCCAGCTGTTCACGCTCGCCCAGGTGTCAGCGTTGGCGCCCCAGTTCTGGTGCGTCTGGCTGAAGTACATGGCCGAGAGCTGGTCGTTGTAGCGGTCGAGGTTGCCGGAGCTGCCGCGCGCGGAGAAGTCGTCGGCGAGGTTGCCGGTCTTGGCGAACGAGAGCGCCTCGGTGGCCGCGGACA